GCAGCGTCACCACGGGCCGTGACCTGCAGACCCTGACCGACCAACTTGAGCGGCGCTACGGGATCACCCGGCGCCGCGCGAAGCTGATCGCCAACGATCAGAACAACAAGGCCACCGCGCAGATGGCGCGAGCGCGTCAGCTGGGCATGGGAGTCACGAAAGGGCGGTGGCTCCATACCGGCGGCGGACAGCACCCGCGCGAAGACCACGTCGAGGCGAACGGCAAGGTATTCGACCTCGCCGAGGGCATGTATTTTAAAAACGCCTTCGGAAAAGGGAAAGGCGGATTCGTATTCCCGGGCGAACTCGTCGGTTGCGGTTGCGTCGCCGCCCCGATTATCCCCGGCGTCGATAGCGAAGAAGACGAATAATCAAGGTCGGCGGTTTATTTCGGTTGACGTGCCATAAAATCGGTGCTCAGTTAATACCCGGCGACGACGATGAAAGCGAATAACTCTGGACCGATCCTCGCATACGACAAAATGACCGTGCGTCGCGTCGATACCGACGGGCGCATGTTTGTCAAAACCAGCCACATCTCGAAGGCCGGTATTAATCCATATTACGGTCGGGAAATCCCGAAGTGGGACGAACTCGACCTGGACCCCGATCGCGTCTATCAGGTCTTCCGGCCGCCCGAAGAGCTTGAGCGGGCAGTCGACACGTTCAACACGATACCCGTTCTGTTGGTGCACAAACACCATACTGCAGAAAACCCGCAAAAAGACCTGATTATTGGTTCTACAGGATCAAATGCGGTGTTTGACGGAATTCATCTGGATAACGCGCTGGGTTTTTGGGACGCTCAATATATCGACAAAATCGACGATGAAACGCAGCGGGAGTTATCTTGCTCATATCGTTATATTCCTGTTTTGGCAAGCGGAACCTATAATGGCGCGCAATACGATATCAAGATGACGCAGATTGAAGGTAATCACGTCGCTTTGGTGGTTGAGGGCCGCGCCGGCCCTGATGTGTTGGTTGCAGATAATCAGATCCTCCCTCCTGAAAAGGTAAAAACCGTGAAACTGAATCCCAAGCAAAAGGCAGCGTTGAAAGCGCGGTTGCCGAAGCTGAAGGTGGCGATGGATGAAGGCATCGACACTGCCGGCGTGGAAAACGCTCTTGAAGAAGCTCTCGAAGAAGTGCAGGCGCTCGGCGAGACGGCGGTGACGCCCGGCGCCGACGACGATGAAAACGGCGAAGTCATGGCCCTGCTCAAGCAGATCATGGAAAAGCTGAGCGGCAGCAAGTCGGCGGAAGACGAGGCGGCAGAAACGGCGAAGGCAGCCGAGAAGGCCGAAGCCGCGAAGAACGCCGGCGCAATGGACGCGAAGATCAAGGCGGCCGCCGATGGCGCGCGCACCTCGATCGAAACGCGCTTCCGCGCCGCCGAAAAGGTCGCACCGATCACTGGCAAGCTCGACGCGATGGCATTCGACTCGGCCGACGCGATCTACGCGCGCGCGATCGAGGTGAGCAACATGAAGCCGGCCGAGCACAAGCCGGAAGCGTACGCGGGCATCGTCGACGTGCTGCTGCAGAAACGCAGCGCGCCGACAGTCACCACCGCAAGCGACGCCGTTGGTGCTGCGGATCTGCATAAGCGCTTCCCGGCACTCGCCAACATCAAACACGCCTAAGGGGAGCAATATGTCTTTCCAGACTTCCGTACAGCAGCAGCCGCAAGTCGGCGTCGCAGGCGATCGCGCCTCGATGAATCCGATTGCGGTCATTTCGCGCAACGCGCAGTCGGCTGTCACCGTCGCGCGCTTCGTGTGGCCTGGCACCGATGCCGACAACCAGGTGCAAAACACCGGCACCGGCAAGCCGCTCGGCCTCGCCATCCGCGATCAGAACGGCATTATCACCGCGTATCTTGGTGAGGCGAGCATGCAGGTGCCCGTCGGCTTCCCCGTGCAGGTGGCGCAGCAAGGCGATTGGTTCGCCAGTTCGGCGAACGCCGCGACGCTTGGCCAGAAGGTGTTCGCAACGCTCGCCGACGGCACGCTGCAGTTCGGCGCTGCCGGCGCGACGATCAGTGGTGCAATCGAAACCCAGTTCGTGGTGGCGCGCGCTGGCGCGGCGAACGCGGTCATCGTTATCTCGACGTGGAGCCAACTCGCATGAAACTCAACGAACTTCGCGAGTACGGCATCGTCCTCGCACACGACGCGCAACTGCTCGACGACGAAGTCAAACCGAAACTGCTCGGCGAGCTTATGGCGATGGATGCGGCCGGCCCACTCGTCACCACACCAAACAACGGCATCCCGGCGATGCTCACGAACTATTTCGATCCGCGTGTAATCGAGATCCTCGTGTCGCCGATGAAGTCGGAGATGCTTTACCCTTCTGTCCAGAAGGGCGATTGGGCGATCGATACCACGACGTTCATGACTGTCGAATCGACCGGTGAAACGGCGACATATGGTGACTACAGCGGAAACGGCATGTCGGGCCACAACGCCAACTTCCCGCAACGCCAGAACTACGGGTTCCAGACGAGCACGCAGTGGGGCGACAAGCAGATGGCGAAGGCCGCTAAGGCGCGCCTCGACTTCGCGCAGCGCCAACAGATCGCGTCCGCATTGATCCTGCGGAAGAAGGAAAACGCGATCAACCTGTTCGGCGTTGCGGGCCTGCAGAACTACGGTCTCACGAACGACCCCGCGCTGATCGCACCGATCGCACCGACGGTCGGCGTGGGCGGCAACACGTGGGCGCTGAAGACCGCCGACGAAATCTACGCGGACGTAGTCGCGACATGGGATCAGGCCATTTTGCAAGGCAACGGCCTGGTCGACACCGATTCAGTCGCGCGGATGGGTATTCCGAATGTTGTTTCGGGCAACCTCACGAAGCAGAACGGCTTCGGCCAGGTGCTGAAAGACCGGATCAAGCTTGCGTACCCGAACATGACGATCATCACGGTGCCCGAGTTCGCGACGAGCGGTGGCAACCTGCTGCAGCTCATCGTCGGCGAGGTTGAGGGTCAGCCGACCGGTGAGCTGGGCTACGCCGAGCGCATGCGCGCCCACGGCGTCGTGCGTCACGAGTCGTCGTACTCCGAAAAGAAATCCGGCCACAACTGGGGCGCGATTATCTATCGGCCTATTTTCGTCACGCAGATGCTGGGGATCTAAGATGCCGGAAGCACAAGAACAGAAGGTCCTCAAGCCGGTGCGCGTGTATTGCAAGCTGCCGCATGGCATTCAATACTTGCTGCCCAACGGCAAGCGCGTGCGCCTGAAGGGATTCTACGGCGACGAACGCTCCGCTCTTCAGGTGAGCGGCTTGCCGGGCCGCGACACTTTCTTTGGCTTTGGCACGACGCTGGTCGATGCCGAGGACTGGGAACAGATTGTCAAGGATCACGGCAAGTCCGTCGCGCACAAAAACGGTCTCATCTTCACGGCTAAGGATGAGCGCTCGGGCCAGTCGCAGGCGCGTGAGCATGAGACCGAGAAGACCGGCCTCGAACCGTACGACCCGCAAGCGCACCCGGAAGACAAAAGCGCCGACGGCACGCGAAAAGGCGAGCCTGTCAACGAGGCGGCCGAGTAATGCCCGGCACCGGCGTCGTCACCTTCGACCCTGTCGCCTTCAAGGCGCAGTTCACCGCGTTCGCGGCGACGCCGGATGCAACGCTGCAGATGTATTTCGCGCTCGCCACCTACTACCTGAACAACTCGCCGTGCTCGGTCGTGCAGGATCTCGGCATGCGCGCGGCGCTGCTTAACTTCATCACCGCGCACATCGCTTTCCTGCTCGGCCGCATCGCTGCCGGCGACGGTTCCGACGCGGCGCTGGTCGGCCAGGTGCAATCTGCCGCCGAGGGCAGCGTCAACGTATCGATGGTCGCATCGCAATCGCAAAGCGCCGAGTTCTGGAAGCAAAGCCAGTACGGCGCGATGTTCTGGCAGATGGCGCTGCCGTTCCGCACGTTCCGCTACTTTGCCGCGCCGGTGTTCCCATGTGCGCCGTCAAGGTTGTAGGCGGCGGCAAGATCGACGCGGCGCTCGCGCGCTATCTCGACGGTGCGACGAAGACCATGCGCGCCGGTGTCCTCGAAGGTTCCCGCTACCCCAACGGTCTGCCGACCGCACTCGTCGCTTTCTGGAACGAGTACGGCGCGCGCATCCAGCACCCGGGCGGCACGAAGTACATCACCGACGCGGTCGTGAAGGGCAAGTACGTCGGCACGCGCTTCGTCGGCAAGGATTTCTCGGGCGACCACAAGACGACGGCCGCGCACGAGATCGTGATCCCGGCGCGGCCAGCGCTGCGCAATACGGTTGCCGAGAAGGCGACACGTTGGGCGCAGGTGCTCGGCGTCGCGCTGAAAGCCAACGGTGGCGACTTCGACAAGGCGCTGCGCATGGTTGGCGAGGCGGCCACCGCCGATATCAAACGCACGATTGGCACCTTCACTGATCCGCCTAACGCACGCTCGACGATCCAGAAGAAGGGCCACGACCAGCCGTTGCGGGATACGAAACAGTATTTAAATTCGATCGCTTACGACATTGTGGACGGGCCAGTCGATGAGACTCCGTAGCCTCGCCAACGGGATCATTCAGCCCGTCAATCCCAACACCGCAGCGCAGCTGACGCGCAGCACCGGCTCCACGACGGCGAGCGACGGCAAGCGCACGCCCACCTATTCGACCGTCGACGCCATGGTGCAGGTGCAGGCACTCAGCGCGCCGCAGCTCGCGCACCTCGACAG